CCTATCAAGGACTCAGACATGCTAAACTGGGCTATCAAAGCACCTAAGAAATGTTTTGTTACTCCTCCTATGGATACACAGGGTGAATGGGCTTTCTTACAGGCTGACTATTCGCAAGCAGAACTTCGTATGATTGCTAATTTTAGCAGTGATCCAAATATGCAAGAGGCATATCTGAGTGGGCTAGACCTTCACACAATCACTGGGGCTTCTATTGCAGGACTTACTATTGAAGAATTTCTTGAGTTGAAAACTAGCAATCCAGATAAATTTAAGCAGAACCGTCAGGATGGAAAAACTGCCAATTTTGGTATTGTCTACGATATTTCAGATGAGGGGTATCAAGAATATTATCGGCAAGCTACAAACGGTAAATTATTGCCTATAGAAATAGCTAGAGAACACAAAAAAGCTATCTTTGGTACTTACGCTAGGCTCCCATTTTGGCATAGTGAGTATGAGTTAAAAGCCCAGACATACAAATACGTTCGTACTCTTTATGGTAGGAAACGTAGACTTCCAATGATTGATTCATATGTTTCAAGCGAAAGGTCTGCTGCAAAAAGGGCTGCAATTAACTCCCCAATTCAGGGGTCTGCTGGGGAATGGACTGTATTTGGGATGTCTGTGCTAACAAAACTAATTCCACGTCATCTTGGAAGATTCAGCAATACAATCCATGATGCAGTTTATCCATACATTCGTAAGGATTGGGTGAAAACTTTGTTGCCAATTTATAACGATGTTATGATTGACCCAATGGCTGAGTTGTACATTGACATGGATAAAGAGAAATGTGTTGTGCCTATGAAAGTAGATTGGAGTTTTACTGAAAAGTCATGGGCAGACATGGAAGAAAGTTCTGTTGAAGAGATAATCTCAAAATTTTCAATTTTATCTTGACTTTCTGGGATTTATTTTATACTTTTGTTTCATCATTAATAACTTAAAAACAAAAACAAATGGCACTTGATCTGAGTAAATTGACTCAATTGAAGCAACAAATTGAGGAAAAACAAAGTGACTCCTCGGTTATTTACCTTAACCAAATTGGTAAGGATGGAAAACAAAAAGAGGTGTATTTTTTGATGCTTGACGTAACAGAAAAGCATGACGGTTTATTTTGTCAGCCTGAATATAGCTGGTTTTTTGATGGGGAGCGTGTCCTGTCCCCAAGCTCCGTTGGTTTGCCTTGTGCTGGTCGTGATCTTTGGGATGAAATTCAGCAACTTCGTTCAAACCCACAAATTAAAGAGATTTTGAAAGATTTCAAATCTTTCAATTTTTCTGAATCCTATGTCTTTCCTGTGATTGAACTGGAATGGGACGGGAAAGCTTTCCTTTCCAAGGGATTGAAATTTGCTGTTGCAACTCCCTCAATGATCATCCAGATTAATGGTATGATTCAAAGCCCAATGGCTGATCCAGAGGATTGGACTAAGTACATCATTCGCTGTTATAGCGAGCCAAAACCCGGTAATCAGAACGGTCGTAACTATTTCTTTGAACAGAGTAAGAAAACTTACACTCTCACTGAGGTTGAATTGGCTGCTCTGGCTGAGGTTGACATGGTGAAGAGTGTGAAAGATCGGATGGATACTTCTGAGTACTGTGAGGCTATGCTTCGTTGGAAATTTGAAGGTGCTGACAAACCTGTGAAAGCTGGTGAAACTCCTAAGCAAGAAATTGCTAAGCCTAAATCCTCTCTGGCTGCTGCCCTCGCAAAGAAATCCTAATTAACCGTTTGATTACGTCAACACAGGGGCAGGGAGTAAACTTGCCCCTGAACATTTTTATTATGAAAGATGGTACTCAATTTAATGGGCATTGGGAAAAAATTGACAACAAGATTTGCTTTGTTGTTGATTCTCCAACATACGCAGCACTTGAGTTAGAAGATCAGATCGGAAAAGGCACCCAAGGACTAGCAACTAAGAAAGCTTTTTCACTTCGTTCTAATGAGCAGAACAGATTATACTGGGGAGCTATTGTTCGTCAAGTAATGAAATACCATAAGGAAAACGGTGAAATTTGGACAGAGGGCGAAATTCACGAATACAATTTATATAAGATATTCGGTATACGTCCTACATTAGTGGTGAAGGGTTCTATTGTTTTTGAAACCCTTCAGCCTAGTGTTGAATTTCTTAAACTTAAAATGAAAGAACAGGGGCATGACCCCAGCATCTTGGCAAATGTTAAGCCAAGGAGTTCTCAATTTGACACTATTTGGTTTTCCCTTCTTGTTGAGATGTGTATTCAGCATTACGCTGAGGTATTTGGTTACGAACTTAAATTAAAAGTAGATGAGACAGCCACAAGGGTTGACCCAAATCAACTCAGAATTTCCAAAAAATCTAGTTGAGGCTTTAAAAATAGCTATAGAGTCAGCCAACGCTGCTGCATCAATGAACTTAGATTTAGGTAAAATTGAAACAGTTATTGAGGCTCTATTAGGTGCTGCTATATTCTCAGGATTAGCTGTACCCTGCTTAAATAAATATTTTGTCAAAAACTATGTAGATGCTAGTCCTCACTCTGGGATGTTATTCATACATAAAGCAGAAGATCAGGCTTTCTTTATAGCGTCTTCATTCATTAACTCATTAAATTTCAAAGAACATGCTGCCAGAATACTTGGTCGTTGATTCATCCTGTTTGTTAATGGCTAATTACTACGTTCAGAGAAAGTATGTTTCTGAGGAACAACTTACTGCTGAGTTTTTAGCTGATCTAACAATACGAGCTGTACAAAATCTACAGGCCAGACTGATTGGAATTAGCAATGTCAAGGTAGTTTTAGTTCACGATATTGGTAAGTCTTTTCGTTATCGGCTATTTCCAGAATACAAGGCAGGTCGTCCTGACCATGAGCACTACAAGTCAATCAAGATGGATGCTATTCGCTTGATTGGTGAGAAGTCCACTATTATTAATTTTGGGGTAGACGGTCTTGAGGCTGATGATCTGGCCTATTTGATGTCTACCCAATTATCAGATTGCTGGTTTGTCTCTAATGATAATGACTGGAAAACGATTTTGCGTCATCCAGCTCAACGATTCTACAAATACACAAATCCAGTAGGTTGGTTTCAACTAACTAGCCTAGATCGTAGGGAATTGGTTGAGCCGATAATGGAAAAGATTTTGTTGGGATGTAAATCAGATAAAATCCCCTCAGTAATTAAGCCATCACAATTTAAAAAGATTGATTGGTTTGAATTGTTAGATGTTGTGGCTGATGAGATTGTTACAGGTGAATCTATTAACTACCAATGGTTTTTTGATCGTGCTTTATCTGAGAAGCAATTAGCGCAAGAAGAACTACTTGATGAGTTGTACGATAGGGCCGATAGAAATTGGCGTTTGACTTTCTACAGTTGGGGTAATTACATTGATTATGTTAGAGGTGAAGCTTTAGAAGAATTTGTTGAAAAGTTTTCAGAGTTTTTTGGTAAAAAATTTGATGAGGATGCAGCTTAAATCTGAGTACGAAAAGCTTTTTGCATTAGAACTTCCAGAAAAAGAAGCTAGGAAATTGATATTCGATCTGCAAAAAGAGTTCCCTGAATGTAAGCTCCCCAAAAAATTACTGAATCATTACGGATTCTCTAGGAAAAACAGAAGCCCACTCTGGCACCCAAAAAAAGTCCTTAATGACAAAGGTGAGGTAATATTTGATCCTACAAAGTACTGGGTAGCTAAGAATGAGTGTTACACAATCTCCCCAAAGATAGGAGATCGAGTAAGGGTAATGGCTAGTAAATGGGATTTAAAATCCGGGACTGGTCAATTCTACACTGGGGTTGTGATTGAGATTGGTTCTTACCGAGGGAAAAAAAGATTTTACATTCGACCTGACTTACATAATCACAAGATTGTAGTCAGGTTTCAAACAAAAATTGAGTTATGAGAGTACTAATTGAAACATATTGTGGTTGGGAAATTTACTTTGATACTGATTCAGAGAGTTTCTACTGTGTGTCGGATCATTATGATGTTGACAAAACCAGAAAAAGCTTTACCTCTGTAAAGAAGTGGATTGATGATTTCATTAAAGAAAATCAGACATTCAAACCATTTGTGATTGAGGCTTTGCCCAATATGTATGGTGATGGTATCTTAACTGTGATAGGTATTAGAAAGGATGGTAATTTCATGGTGCAGGATGCCAAAGGCAACAAGAAACAACTGAGCCACCACGATGATAAGAAATATATCCTAAGAGCACCAGAATGTGATATTCACCGAGAAATGGCGGCTATGTTGGAGCTAGAAATACAAGCACTTAGAAAGCAACAAAAAGAGGTATTAGCCAAAGTTAGTGGGGTGAGTTTGGTAGAGTACAAAAAGACTTTAATCTAAAACTAAGCAGCAATGAAACTAATATTTTTCTCTGATCTTCATTTAGGAACTGGCGTACTCAAAGCTCAAGATGGTACTCGTAAAGATATGCTGTATTTAGGTTTGGCTATACTTTACCAAGTCCTAGAGACAGCAAGAACACATAGGGCTAAAGTCATTTTTGGCGGTGATTGGTTTGATCAACCTTTGAATGTGAATATTGATGCTTTGAATTGGTCAATTGAGCGTTTAAATGAATTTCCAGATGTTGAGATTTTTGCGATTTCTGGGAACCATGATTTAGCCACAAAAGCTCTATTTAATCCTGATGACGAGGGTGATTATCTTTACCCTAAAACTTCTTTATGGAGTCTTGATCAAGCCTGTCATAACTTTAATCTAATGGACAATCAAAAGTTTGCCATGAATTTTGGTACTACTTTGTGGTTTGTGCCTTATTTCAACTCTGGGCAGGACTTTAATGACTATTTGGATTATATTTTACATAGGTATCAGAGCCGTGATATGACTAGAAATATCTTAGTCATGCATCAAACCCCTCAAGGTAATGCCCTTAACCTCCCGCCTGATGTAGATTTGGATGGGTATAAGTTTGATTGGGTGATGTGTGGGCATATCCATAAGCCTAGTCAAGACAGTAACCTCATCGTAATGGGTAATCCTTATCAACATGACGCTGGGGACTTTGGTCAGGATAAGTTCATTTACCTCTACGATACTCAAGATGACAGTTGGGAACCTATTAAGTTGAATTATCCAGAAGTTGCTCAGTCTGTAGCTTCTTTACAAGGGGTTGTAGTTCTTACTGAAAATACTGAAGAATTGACTGAAGTTTATCAAACAAACGATAAGGTACAAATACTTGGTGAATACTGTGGTGATAACTCTCTTCTTGAATACATCAAATCATACCTACAATGATTTTCACTTACGTTTCAATAAAAGGATTTCGTTCATTCAAGAACAAAGTGGTTTTTGATCTGGATGATACAGGTATCCATCAAGTTATTGGTAAAAATGGTGCTGGCAAGACTTCATTGTTTGAAGCAATGTTTTGGTGTCTTTATGGAGAGTCCTTGAAGACTGGTTCAGTGGTTGAAAGTCAATCTGGTGAACCCATTGAAGTTTCTTTACATTTTGTATTGAATGATAACTCCTACCAAGTTACTAGAAATTCAAAAGAGTTACTTTTACTTGAGAATAGAGTAAACCAAGGGCTGTACAAAAAGGACACTCAGCAGCGAATTATTGATGTGTTGGGACTTACTCCTATGCAGTTTCTAAACTCGGTGCTGATGGCTCAACGTGGGGTCAGAATAGCTGATTATTCTGAGAAGGAAAGACGTGAATTTTTCGAGACTTTGTTTGAGTTGGATTGGGTTGATCAGTTGGGTGAAAAAGTAAAACAAAAGTCTCAAGAACTCAATACGGCTCTAGCAGTTCAAAAATCCAAACTAGAGTCCCTAAATCGGGAACTAGAGAATTTAAGACTTGAGGGGGGTACAGTCCAGCAACGCAAAGAAGTTTTTGAGGCAGAGCAAGCTGACATTTTGGTGCGTTTGGAAACTGAGCATCGTCTTTGTTTGGCTGAGTTGAGGAATCATGTAAATTCTGAACCTCAGCATGAGACTATTGATACTTCAGAGTACGAGGAAACTTTAGAACAGGCGAAAAAAGAACTTGAGCTAGTAAAGTCTGAAGTTAATCAATTAGGCACTAAAGTCAAGTTAAAGGAGCAGGAATTAGCTAATCATCATAGGAATGTGCCGAAAGAACCTGAAACTACTTGTCCTAAGTGTGGGCAAAGTACAGTTGATGAGCAGGTTTGGGCTGATTTGAACGAAAAATACTTACGCGAATACGCCACTTGGAGACTAGTAGGGGAATCTATTATGTCTGATTGGCCTAGTGGAGATATAATCAATCAATTCTCTGAGAAAAGAAGTAAGCTTGAGTATTTGATTAATGAGTATCAAGGCTACATTATTAATGTTGACAGGCTTAGACAAGAGTTTGATCAGAAACATAATCGCTGGGCTTTAGAAACTGCTAAGTTAGAAGCAAAAACCGTAGCTGCTGAACAAGCTGTAGATAGACATAAAAACGCCCCAAAACCTAATTTTGTACAATGGCTTGCAGACCTAGCTGAAAAATTATACTCTGCTCAGGTTGCTATTGAAGAATGCCAAAATGATATTTTGGAAATCGAAACTGAAAAAGTAAAAGCTGATTATTGGGTAAAGTCTTTAGGGGTGAATGCTCTTAAATCCCACATTACTCAGTCTTATTTCCAAAAACTCAATCAATACATCAGTTATTATGGTCAACTTTTTGGCTTTGGTTTGAGATTTTCGATGGATTTGTCGAAAAAGTTGACAAAAAGTGAGCTGGAAATTTGGCGATTAACCGGAGATAGTGTACCTTATGGCAATCTTTCAGGGGGAGAAAAAGCTAGGGTTGAACTTGCCCTCCAACTTGCCTTAGCTAAATTGATTGCTCCAAAAGCTTCTTTGATAATCTTTGATGAATCCATGATAGGACTAGACCAAGATGGTCTTGATTCTATCCGGGAAATCTTCACACAGATTTCCAAGGATAAAGCAGTTTACTTTATCAGTCATTTGAACGAAAGTCACTTATACACAAACACAATTGAGGTCGTAAAGACTGAGGACGGATCAAAAATAATTCGATGAAAAAACATACTAAAGTCTACATAGACCACTTCTATGGAGGTGATTCAACTGATATTTGTTGTGAGATTTGCAAGGTAATGCATGGAGATCATACTAGATCAGTGGATGTTCATCACATTGGTGGAAGGGGTCAGGGAGGTTCAAAGTTACTTGATCGACCAGAAAAGCTTATGGCTCTTTGCCGGGATCACCATGATGCTTGTGAAGCTGGTTTTATAGATGATAATGCTCAGATAACTATCCACATTGATTTTGCAAATGAGAATTGCACTCCTATTAATGAGGATATTGCTTGGTTGACACTGCAAGAAATGACTGAGAAATTCAAGCAAGGAACTTTAGAAACTTATAAATTTGAAGTGTGATGGAATTTCCAAAATATATCTACTCAGCAAAGCCGGACGCAGCCTCAAAGATTAAGGTCTGGGAATTTGTTAAACAAGTATCTGGTACTATTGCTGAGTACAAGAACCAATACCATGAGGTTATTCATACTGATGTGGTTAGGTTACCGTGGAGTGCCCTCAAATTAACCAAAAATGAGGTGATTGATGAGCTTCAAGCCAAACTTCAGAAACGGATTGATTATTTAGAAAAACAAAGAGACTAATGGCTAATACTAAAATTTACTACTCAGTAAAACCTAAAGGCACTATCCTTATTTGGAAGTTTGTCAGAAAATGGGAAGCTGGTATTTTTGCCACTAATGGTAAAATTCTTCAAAACCAGTATAAGTCAGAGGTCATTATCTATGATAAACCCCACCCATTACCTAAAGGATTTTTTGAGGATGTTTCTAAGTTTATAAGTCATCTTCAAGATAATTTTGAAAAATACGGCAAAATTAGTCGTATTGCTTTGAGAAACAAAATTCAAGAACTAGAAAAAAGATAGACTAATGTTGAATGAGCAGCAACAAAAAGCACAAGACATAATCCTTGATCATGTAAAAGGTCAAGATGATTTCAAATATGTCTACGTTACCGGAGCAGCAGGAACCGGGAAAACTTACCTTGTAGGAGATACGATGAATAAACTTAGAGGTTATTCTATTTGTATCTCAGCCCCCACACAAAGAGCAGTAGCAGAACTCAAGAAAAAATCCCCTGCTACTGATGGGGCAAGGACTGTCCATTCTCTGCTAGGTCTAAGGGATGATGAAAACAGTTTTGATTTGAATTTTATTCAACAAGCTCAGGTAGCTATTCAACAATATGACATTATCTTCATTGATGAGTCATCCATGTTGAACCATGACTTATTTGACGCTTTGATCGCATATAAGGGAGATACAAAACTGATCTTTATTGGGGATGTTGAGCAATTAGCTCCTGTTGAGGGAGGTCAGCCAGACATCTTTGTTGATAGTGCTGATGCTCAAGGTGTTAGACTTACAAAAATTGAACGTCAGGCAAATGGTTCCCCAATAATTGATCTTGCAACTCATTTTTTGACTACTTTGGATTTTCCAGAAGAGTTTGTTTACAATGTTAATGAATCTGGGGGTACTTACATAGCCAGCTCTAAAGAGGAAGGTGATCGACAATTCATCAAGGATAAGATCAACGAATTGTTCTCTAGTAGTGAATATGCAGCCAATCCGAGTTATGCAAAAATCGCATGTGCTACCAATAAAATGGTAGCTGAGATGAACAGTTTTGTCCGTCAGGCTATTTATGGTTATGAGGCTAAGGAGAATAAAATCCTTTTTGGGGAGAAAATGATAGCTAATGGAGGTCGTCATTTAGTCGATGATAGGGTAGTTTTGGTAAACAACGACGAATTTGTTGTAAAAAGTTACCAGACTGAGATGGAAACTATTGACAATCTCCCATTCTTTTATTACCTTTGTGAAATAGCTTATACGTCTAAAGAAGGAACTGCTCAGATTCGTATTTTACATGAGCAAAGCCAGAGTAATTACGACCGGGTAGTAGAGAAGTTTGACAAAGCTAAGAAAATGTATCCGACAAAAAGCCAAGCTTATATGGAACTTGCACGGCAATGGAAGAGTTTCTTAGCTTACTTCGCTCAGGTTGATTATGCTTATGCCTTGTCAACCCACAAACTTCAGGGCGCAACTGTTGAAAATGTAGTAGTTTTAGCAAACAATCTTCTCAGTGTCCGTCCTTGGGATTACGACACAAAACGGAGATGGATGTATACAGCAGTAACTAGGGCTAGTAAAAATGTTTATATCATTGTTTAAACACTGTTAAATGGAATGGAAACGCAAGAATGGGGAAGTCATCAAGGTTGACGATTACGATTTTTTTCAGAATGGGGCTTGGATACCAAATGCTATTAAATTTTATTTAGCTAAGTGGTTTCCAACTTTGTTGCCAGAATATGAGCAACAACGTGCTGAAGAAATTGAAAATCAACCAGATTACGATACTTTGTTACGCAATGTAGATATTAAGGTTAATAGGACTGATTCTATAAGAATGATTAGACAACTGTAAAATTTTTAAATAAAAAGTTGGGATATGAGATTAATTATTGTACTTTTGTTTTTGAGTTTAAATTTGCATGGTAAAGCTTTAGCTCCTGATTTGAGGGGTGTTCCTGAAAAACATGCTAAGTTTATTAAAAAGTATTGGGAGACTTTTGTAGCTGAGCGGGTAATTCACGGAGTCCCAGCAGCAATTTCTATGGCTCAGGCCATTTTAGAGAGTGACGCTGGTACTTCTTACATGGCCCAGACTTCCAATAACCATTTTGGCATTAAGGCTTGGGGGAATGAATTGACTAGGACTTATGCTACGGGTAAGAAGCTTTATTCTGAGGGGTATTTTTGTACTTACAAATCTGCTTGGTGGTCAATACGTCATCATAGCAAGTTGCTTAAAAATGAACGTTATGGTTCTATTTGGACTAAGTACGGATTGAACTACAAAAGTGCCGCCTATCAGCTCAAAATTAGGGGTTATGCTGAGGACAAAAATTACCCTCAAAAGCTGATCAGGCTGATTGAACAGTATAAACTTTACTATGCAGATGGTTTGACTCAACCTGTTAAAAACCCAGATGTGAAAATATGACCAAAGACGAAATAGATATTCTATGTGAATCCCTCCAATCGCTAGATAACTTGGAGTTTTGGGTCATTATCCATCCAAAGGCTTAGGAGTTAATTCTTACCCCCAAAGTCTTTGGATGGATTTCACTTTTTAATTTAAAAAATAATCTATGCCAGCAAAATTGAAAACTGATCTTCCCGATTTTACTATTTTCACAGATGGTAAGGGTAGATTATGTCAAGTGTGGAGGGGTAAGTACTACCCTGAAATAGATAAAGGGTACTTTGGTAAAGTTCATGTACTGGTATGGGAATTTCATAATGTCAAAGTACCAAAAGGCTTTCATATTCATCATATTGATGGTAACAACAAAAATAACGAAATCTCTAATTTAGCTTGTTTGGATTGTTTTGATCACATATCATTACATTCAAGTAAAAGGGCTGAAGAGGGTACTTTGGGGTTTCAGTTAATGTCTGGGGATAACAATCCATCAAAAAGACCCTCACAAAAAGCTCTAATAAGTGAGGTTCAGAAGAATTTAGTTGCTGAGGGTAATCATTATCTTCAAAGCCCAGAAGCAAGACACTCTTCTAGTATAAGGGGTAAATTACTAGCCTCTCAGGGACTACACCCCTCACAGACAACAGAGTTTAAAGAAGCTCAGTCTAAAAGAGCTAGTAGAGCGAGTAAGAGGAGGGCGGAGGAAGGGAGTTTATTCTTTCAGACCGCTGATGGGATAGAGAAAACTCGTCAAAGGAATAAGCAATTGGCATCAGAGGGTAGGCACCCCTCCCAATGTGAGGAATTTAAAAAGAGAGCCTCAGAAAGGGTGAAGAATAGGGAGTTTAGATTAGTGATTTGTGAGGAGTGCTCAAAACAGTTCTCTACAAATGCTTTGGCAAAAAGCAAACGATGTGGTTCTATTGAGTGTGAGCGTTCATCCAATAGAAAAAAGACTCAAAGATATAGGGATCGTAAAAAAGTAACCGCAAATGACTAAAACCCATCTTGATATTATCATAGAGGCTCTGGATTCTTTAGATGGCTTTGAGTTTTTTACCATGTCCATAAAAGATATGTGTGTCTATTTTAGGGTTTATGCTAAATCTAAGGGGGATTCTATAAGAATAGATCATAGATGGTTAAATGGTTTACTTGAGGGTTATGATACTGAGGGTTTGGATTTTGAGATGATCTCAGACAATCCTCACTATTTAGATTTTATTGATGCTTTTTTTGAAAAGCTACATAGTAGTAAGTTTGAAATTCAATTGAAGCTTGAGGCAGCTAAATCAATGCCGGAAGTCTCAAAAAGACTTCAAATGCTTGGAAATCACTGGGATGTGAAGAAACATTGGAACTCAACTATCCCAGTTAAACCGATAAACACATTAACAATCAATGCTATTCGTCTGGAAATGCCTCAACTATCCGGGGTTCAATTAATTTCCACAGAACAAGACGCATTGAATTTAGAGCAGCAAATTCTTGAAAAATATGCAGAATATCTTGACTTTGAACCACTATCAGGAACTAGCACTGAAAACAGCTAGATACCCTAATGTTGGTAAAAATTTGACTTACCCTATTCTGGGTCTTATTGGTGAAGTGGGCGAAGTTGCAGAGCTTTGGGCAACTCAAGGACTCACCGACTCATTTAAAGGAGACAATCTTCTTGAGTATGGCGATGTTCTTTGGTATTATGCTACCTGCTGCCATGAGTTAGGTCATAAGTTAGCTGACCTTCCCTCCTTTCGATCTTTTTACATCGACTCTTTCCAAGGACTTCAAAAGCTATTCCCCAATGTTGCTACTTGGGATAACGTAAAGAGCACAGCTAATAAGATGATGTATACAGCCAACTTAACAGCTAATATTGTAAAGAAAATTCAACGTGACGATGCAGGGAACTTGACTACCGAAAAGAAAATTCGTTTGATGGAGTATTTAGCTGATTCTTTTCTAGCTTGGTCTGATCTCCTTGTTCAATTTGAAGTGGATTTGGCTAAAGTAGCTGAAGACAATATAAAGAAATTAAATGGCTGAGAGCGTAGGTTCCCCTTTTAACGAAACAAACACCACGGATGTATTCTGGCAGGTGTTATCAGTTTGGGACAAGTATGATACACTTGTCCTACAGGGGGGAACTTCTAGCTCGAAAACGTATAGTGTAATGCAAGTTCTGGGCTTGCAGGGGATGGTTCATCCCTATCAAATGCTGGTGGTTGGTCAGGATTTTCCCAACCTTCGTAAAGGCCCAATGGCTGATTTCAAGGAGATTTTAAAAACAACTCCTTTACTTCAGGAACACATAACTAAACACGATAAAACCAACAACATTTATTATTTCAAATCCGGTGCTGAGTTACAGTTCTCAGCCTTGGATGATGCTCAGGATGCAAAATCAGGTAAACGAGATATTACCTTTGTGAATGAAGCAAACGGTATCGAGTTTGACATTTTTGAGCAGATTGACGTTCGTACTCGTTTAAAAACTATCATCGACTACAACCCTAACGCTAAGTTTTGGGTACATACAGAGGTTTTGGCAAAAGACCCAAAATCTGTCCTGATGATAAGCAATTTCACCAACAATAAGTTCATTCCAGAACGGATGTTGCGGAAAATCTTGTCTTGGAAGGAGAATAAACCAAACAGATGGCGGGTTTATGGCTTGGGTTTAACAGGTATTACTGAGGATGCCATTTTTCCTAATGTAAATTGGATAACCAATAGAGAATTTGAATCCAGAACATTGACAAAGCGGGGATTTGGTTTGGATTATGGTTTCAATAAAGACCCCCTGGCCTTTATTGAGGGTGGTTTAGATACTGAATATCCCAATCGTTTGTACCTTAGGTGCTTGATGTACGGTAATGGTATGAGGAGAACTCAGATAGCTGAGAATCTTCATAAGCTAGGGATTACTGATGAATTAATCTCTATGGACGATGCAGTGGCTCAAGAAATTGCTGAGTTACTTAGAGAGGAGGATGGTTTTAACATAAAGTCTGCCAATAGGTCAGGAGGTTCTATTCGTAGGGGTATTGCACTACTTGAGGATTATGAATTATACATTGTAATTCATAATGCTTGGATGGAAGAGCAAGAGAAGTACGTTTGGGTGAAAACCAAAGGGGGTATCTATGAAAAAGTACCAACAAATAAGTGGAACCATTGTTGGGACGCGACTCGTTATATGGCTCTTGAGGTACTTGCCGAGGCTGAGTTGGGAGATTTCGACGAGGAGGTAGTAGGATAAAAACAATAAAAAAGCAATGAATAAATTTGTAGCTTACGCTTTATCAGCGTTCATTTTGTTTCTAGGCGTTGGTTATATGTGCTCCCGTCCAAAGGTTGAGCCTGTTAAAAAACCACAACTTACCCTAGAAGATGGTAAGAAGTTGGCTGATGCTATTGCTCAGGCCGAGTTCCGAAAGGCTGATCTTGAAATGCAGTTGGCTGATCTTGATTCAACCCTTGCAGGTGGTCATTACATCTATGTACTACATGTTAGGGCGCAGAAAGTCAATGTTAACATGAAAACTCGTTCTGGTGAGGCTGATGCAGTTGATTTTACTATCCCTACAAGTCGGGAGTTTTGGATGATTGTAAGACCGGGTGATATTCTTAATGCTGGGGTTGATTACAAAGGTTTCACTTTTACCCAGAATATTGAAGGATACGATGTCCGAATTATGAACAAAGACAAATTTAAATACCAACATGGACAATATAACGACATTGATTAAAGCCTTAGAAGATGTAAAGGCTGAGTTTACTGCTCTAGGACAAGACAGAGCTTTTCAGGGTATTGTATTAACACTATCCCAAACTTTTAAAGGACGTGCTGCTGATTTTCAGCCATTACTGCCTCAAGCGGCAATGCCACGGGTAATAAAAAACCCTGTTCAGATTAAGTCTCTTGGCAACTCAGGGATTCAGGGTAGTCAGTCTACATCTTGCCCTACTTGTGGGAAGGGAAGTTCAGTACCAGTTCAACAGAATAAACCTGTAAGTGGAAATATTCTTCGCTTGGCTAAGAAAGTTGAGGAGATTGCTACTGAGGTTTTTGAACAACCCTATGTTGAAACCGACAAGGACTACTCACAGCTTGTGTCTGATCTTGTTGAGTCTGCTGATATGGGTGCTTTACCATTAAGTATGCAAGAGGCTACTGAAGCTTTGGGTAAGTTCTCTGAGGCTATTAATGCCACCGCCTCGGCTATGGGACTTACAACACAAGAAGCAGCCAAGACTCTGGACGCAATCACTGAGGATGGTATTGGCATTAGCCCTACTTACTTTGAAAATCCTGAAAAAATCCTTACTGGTGAGCCCGTAATTGAATCTAACGATTGGATTACTGTTCTGCAAGAAGTGAAGGACGTAAAACAAGGGAAGGAATTGTACAAAGCAATTACAGGAAAAGGTTATCCACCTCGTTGGCCTCAAGAACTTGATCAGATCGCAAAAGCTATTTGGCAAGCTCGCCAAAACATTGAAATCTAATGATAGTAAACTTAGGAAATAACAGAAAGTTCAAAGTCCCTCAAACGGCTTCTGACATTACATTCCAACAGTTTGTGGATGCCACGGCTATGGAACAGGCTTTGTTGAAAGACGAAGAATTTGGGTATGATACCTTAATTGATGTCCTTACGTGTTATTTCCCTGATGAAGACCTATCATTACTTGAGTTTGATGATGTAACTCCAATTGGCTCTAAGTTTCTAATACCCGGTGATGATTTTACGACTGTAACCCTCTATAATCATGTAGTTGCTGTTATTAATAGTTTTAGCCTGGACAGGATAAAACAGTTCTCCATTACTCACAAAGGGGAACTGTTTTTCATTGCTGCTCAAGAGGAGATTTTCCCTACCCGAAAATTGACGGTAGGGGAATCCCTCACTATGTTAGAATTGTCCAGAAGAGTTCAAAAACTTGTGGATAAGAAAGGAGACACTGATGGTAATTATGAATTTAGCCTAGGTCTTGAGGAGATTGCGATTCTAGCTCGTAAAAAGGGAGAGATGTTACCAATCAAATCAAAAGATCGCACTGAGTTCATAAAACAAAGGGCTGAGTTCTTTTCTGACTGTCCCTTATCTGAGATTCTAAAGATCAGGTTTTTTTTTACACATTTCTCGCGTCGCTACATGAAAACCCTAGATATAAACCATTCTGGGAACGTGTTGAGTTTTCAACGCCGAGTACCAAAGAGGAACGAAAGGCGAAAGCGAAAGCGATAGAGATAGGTGAACGAAAAGCTGAGGTTTTAGGGTGGATGGGAGTACTTGATACAATCATAGAGAACAAATGGTTTTCTGGAAGTTATCCAACCCCATTAGAATCAGCTTGGTTAGGAGATTTTGAGACAGCAGTTGAGTTAATAGCTAGATTAAATGTTTCTCAAGCTCAGTGAAAGATTTTCGTGATTTCTTTACATGTTTTAAACTTCATGTAAAGTTTTTTCAAAATTTTTTACATTAGGTATTGACTTTTTAAATTTTACTCTGCATCTTTGTATCAGCGAAATCGGGATGTCTACCTGAATACTTTTTTCAGATATTCTGAAAAAAGAACCAAATTCACGCAAATGCGATAAAGAAATTGGCTCCTTGAGAACTCGGTGATTGCTTACTCTGAGATGAGTTGATTATCCTAAATGAAGGACATCAAACCGAGGAAAAGAAAAATGAAAGTGACAGTCTGACTAAAGGCGAAATAGCGGCACTCAGGTTGCTGCATCGAGAGCCACGAAGGAGAGAGTAGAAAACTCCGATAAAACCTAGACCGTCCTTTCTAAGATGCAGGTATAGGACAGCATAAATAAGTTGTGGGAACATCGGGTAAGCCACAAAAGCTGTTAGACCTCCCGACACGGTGAGCAACCGGACACTGGGAAAGGCTAGGAGGTCTTATTTATGTGGTGCAAGCACTTTTCAGTGACCTTTCAAACACTCAGAAAAGCAGGAGAACGCTCTTTATCATCTTAGTTGAGAGTTTCAACAGATGTGACT